AGAAGATACAATAGATGAAGCTTTTGATGCTGAATATACAAAACGCAAATTACAATTCTATGCTGGAATTATTAAATAAGTATAAAAAACAAATAGCCTATGTTATTGTAGGCTTGTTTTTATTATATGGTGTTATATGGATTACTACTCGTAAACCACAAATGCCGGCTGATTATAAAGCCGCTATTGACTCATTAAATAAAGTTAATGCCATATTAATTGAAAAACAAAATCAATTAGATAGTACTATTCGTGTTTATGAAAGTGAAGTAAAAGCAATAGATACTAAAATTGCTAATATCAAAGAAAAGACTACAATAATTAAAGAATATTATCATGAGATAAGCCAACAGACTTCTCATTATAATGCTGCTCAAGTTGATTCATTTTTTAAATCAAAATACGGATATTAATGAAGTATATTTTAACTCTATTACTTTGTCTACCATTACTTGTTAAATCACAAGATACAATTAAGATACCAACACCTATAGCTAAACAAATAGCTAGAGATTTAGTTAGTTGTGATAGTATTAAGGCGATACATGCATTAACGATAGAAGAATTAATACTTACTCAAGATAAATTAATATTAAAAGATAATATTATATCAAATTATGTTGATAAAGGTATTATGTATGAAGAACGTATTCAAAATGAACAATCTAAATTTAAAGTACAAGGAATGTGGGTTGAGGATTTGCGTAAAGAAAATAAAAAACTAAAAGTAAAAGTATTATATACTAAAATATCAATGAGTGCTATTATTGGTTTTCTTGGATATTTACTTATAAAATAATCGTCCTGCTACCTGGGACTGCCTATCTAGACCATAGGTGCAATCCAACCCCGTAAGGTTGGATTTTTTTTGTATATTTATATATATGAGCCAACAAGCCGATATTAAAGATATAATAAAACAGGAATATATAAAGTGCGCAATGGATCCCGTACACTTTTTCCGTAAATACTGCTACATTACCCACCCTGTTAAAGGTAGAGTATTGTTTCATCTATACCCATTTCAGGAAGATACATTAAATGATTTTAGAGCAAATCGTTTTTCCATTGTAAATAAATCACGTCAGTTAGGTATCTCTACTCTAGTAGCAGGATACGCTCTATGGACAATGATATTTAATAAAGACAAAACAGTACTTTGTATAGCAACAAAGCAAGAAACTGCTAAAGGTATGGTTGAGAAAGTACAATTCATGTACAATAACCTACCAGCTTGGTTACGTGGCAATCAAAAACCAATATCAGATAATAAACTCTCACTCAAACTAGCTAATAACTCTCAGATTGTAGCTACATCAGCTGCCTCAGATGCAGGTAGATCTTACGCTGTATCTTTGTTATTAATAGATGAGGCCGCGTTTATTGAAGGTATTGATAAAATATACACGAGTATTAAACCAACAATTGCTACGGGTGGAGGAATTATTGCATTATCATCTCCAAACGGTATTGGTAACTGGTTTCATAAAATGTATACTGAAGCTCAAATTGGAAAGAATGACTTTAAAGCAATAGAGCTAAAATGGAATCTACATCCTGATAGAGACGAAGCATGGGAAGAACGTGAACGTGTAAATATGTCACCACGTGAATTTGCTCAAGAGTATGACTGTGACTTCTTAGGATCAGGCAACTCAGTCGTTGAACCAGACATATTATCCTTCTATGAGCAAACTTATATACAAGAACCTATTGAACGTCGTTTCATGGGTGGTGATTTTTGGATATGGAATTATGCTGATTACGGCAGGTCTTATATTGTGTGTGCTGACGTTGCCCGTGGGGATAGTACTGACTATTCAGCCTTTCATGTCATTGATATTGAGACGTGCGAACAAGTCGCAGAGTATAAATCACAAGTAGATACTAGAACATATGGCAATATGTTAGTATCTGTTGCTACAGAATATAATAATGCTTTGTTAGTAGTAGAGAATGCCAACATAGGATGGGATGTTATTAATACTATTATAGAAAAAGGTTATCAAAATTTATACTATTCTCCTCGTGCCTATGGCGAAATGCATATAGACAAATGGATGGCTAAAATGGGATCTGATCAAACAGTACCTGGATTTACTAACTCCCAGAAAACAAGACCCCTTGTTGTCTCCAAAATGGAGTCGTATATTAGGGAACGTCACTTTATCTTCCATTCAAAGCGATTATTAGAAGAATTACGTGTATTTGTTTGGATGCATGGTAAGGCACAAGCACAGAATGGATATAATGATGATTTAGTAATAGCAGCAGGGATTGGATTATTTACTAGAGATACTGGAGTAAAATTTAACCAGCAAAGCATGGCTGTAACTAGAAGATCAATTGATTTAATATCTAATGCAACACAAGGATATAGACCTACATTGCCTAGTGGAGAAGCAAATCCATACCAAATAGAAACACCAGGAGGAATTGAAGATATTACCTGGTTATTTTAACTAATAAATATTTATTGATATAATAAAATACAAATGGCTGAACAAAATGCAGGATTATTTACTAGATTAAAACGCTTATTCGGTACTGATGTAGTAATCAGGAATATAGGCGGTGATCAATTAAAGGTTATAGATACTGATCGTATCCAAGCATATGGTAATGTAAAAACTAATGCTTTAATTGACAGATTTACTAAATTACATCGCTATGGCGCTAATATGCCATACAACCCAACAATGAATTACCAAACACTTCGTATTCAGTTATATACTGATTATGAAGCAATGGACACAGAATCAATCATTGCCTCTGCTCTTGACATTGTAGCAGATGAAGCAACTCTTAAAAATGAAACTCACGAAGTATTACAGATACGCTCATCAGATGAAAATATACAACGTATTCTTTATAATTTATTTTATGATATACTGAATGTAGAATTTAATCTATGGTTATGGATTCGTAATATGTGTAAGTATGGTGATTTTTATTTACATCTTGAAATAGCTGAGAAATTTGGTGTGTATAACGTTACACCACTATCAGTATATGATATGATTCGTGAAGAGGGTATGGATCCACAAAACCCATCATACGTTTGTTTTAAGATTGATCCAATGGTAATTGCTGCTGGTGGTATTAATTCACGTGTTAAGGACAGAGATGGTAAGATTAAATTTGAAAACTACGAAATAGCGCATTTTAGGCTATTAACAGATGCTAATTATCTTCCTTATGGACGCTCATATATAGAACCTGCACGTAAAACCTATAAGCAATACGTGTTAATGAAGGATGCAATGATGCTCCATCGTATAACACGTGCCCCGGAAAAACGTGTATTCTACGTTGATATTGGTAATTTACCACCAAATGAAGTTGATGCTTATATGGAACGTTTGAAGCAGAAAATGCAAAAAACACCATATATAGATAAAAATACAGGTGAATACAATCTAAAGTATAACATGATGAATGTGATGGAAGATTTTTATATTCCTCAACGTGGTGCTAACTCAAATACTAAAATAGATACATTAAAGGGTCTTGAATATAACGCGATAGACGACGTTTATTTCTTACGTGATGAAATGCTCGCTGCCCTTAAAGTACCTAAAGCATTCTTCGGATTTGAAAAAGATTTAACTGGTAAAGCTACATTAGCTGCTGAAGATATTCGTTTTGCCCGTACAGTAGAGCGCATACAGCGCATTGTTATATCTGAATTGTATAAAATTGCTTTAGTACATTTATATACTCAAGGATTTGATGGAGAATCATTAGCTAATTTTGAATTATTATTAACTGTTCCATCTATTATCTATGAACAAGAAAAGATAATGCTATGGAAAGAAAAAATATCCTTAGCTAAAGATTTACAAGATAGCAAATTAGTACCTTCAGATTGGATCTATGATAATATTTTCCAATTCAGCGAAGATCAATATGATGAATTACGCGATTTAGTAATTGAAGATATGAAACGTACATTCCGTTTATCACAAATTGAAAATGAAGGTAACGACCCAGCCAAATCAGGCAAATCATACGGTACACCACATGATTTAGCATCGATGTATGGAGCTGGTCGCTATGGCAAAAATAGCAGTGGCAATGTCCCTCCAGGATATGATGAAAAACGCCCTGTTGGTCGCCCTGAAGAAAAAGCATCTAATATAGGTACACAGAAAGATCCATTAGGTAAAGATAGATTAGGTAGTAAAGAAAATGCTACATTATATACGGCAAATATACCTGATGAAGGTAGTGGTACTCCAAAAGGTAATTCACCATTAGCATTAGCTGAATTATTGAGATATAAAGGTGTATTAGAATCTATCCCAAAGGCGGATAAACAAATGATATTTGAAGCGGAACAGAAATCTTCATTATTAGACGAAAAAAATATTAAGGACATATAATAATTACATATTTATATGTAGTGTATACTATTCAATATGAAAATTAAACATAGCAAATTTAAAAATACTGGTATATTATTTGAATTACTAGTTCGCCAAATCGCTTCGGATACTATATCTGATAAGGATTCTGCAGCTATTAATATAGTAAAAAAGTACTTTTCCAAATCCGAAGTGGCTAAGGAACATAAACTATACCAAGCATTAGTTAATTCTAAAGCATTAACTGAAGGTAAAGCGGAATCATTAATTAATGCTACTCTTGAAATATCTTCAAGATTGAATCGCTCAGCATTACGTAAAGAAAAATATAATATTATTAAGGATATTCGTGAATCATATGATTTAGAAGAATTTTTTAAATCAAAGATTAATAACTACTCCCAATATGCTGCTGCGTATAATTTAATAGAGGCTCATAACTCATCAGAATTTACTGAGCCATCTCAAGTTATTGAAAATAAAATTACTTTATTAGAACATATCACTCATAATGAAATTGATAAAGATAAAGTAAAAGACAGTGTGTTAGAAGAGTATGCTCAAATGGATAAAGGTACACGTATATTGATTTATAAGACACTATTAGAAAAATTTAATAGTAAGTATAATAATATGTCTGTCGCTCAAAAGAACGTACTAAAAGAATATATTAATAATATATCTAATACTGTTAAGTTACGTGAGTTTGTTAATGAAAGTTTTGCTACAATTAAAGCTGAATTGAATAAATTGAATAAAACAGTAACAGATAAAACTACTCAAATTAAAATAAATGAAGTAGTAAATATTCTTAAGCCACTTGATAAAAACCAAAATGTAAAAGACGATAATCTTATCGCCTTACTACAATTTCATCAATTAATAGCAGAATTAAAATCAGCAGAATAATGGATCTAAAAGAATATATTAAATCACTTGTACGCCAACAATTAGAAGAAGAATCTGCTACTGGTGCTATTGGTGTTGGTGCTGGTCCTATTATGACACCATATGCTTTTTCTAAAGGCAAAGGTAAAAATGCTGCAACAAAATATGCTGAAAAAGAAGGTTGGATAATAACTAAAGGTGAAACAACAATACCGGGTGATTCTAAATTATACACCTATAAAAATTTAACAGGTAAGAAAAAAAAGAAAGTAAAAATATATAATAAAATGAACGAAGCACCAGAAGAAAAAGGAAAAGGTAGAAGATATATACCTGATCAATTTGAATTTCCTGAATTCTTACTTAAACCAATTGCTATTGGTAATGAAGAGCCACGAGTATATTTTAAAATAGTGTCTAAAGGAAATGAATCTGTACTATTGATAGATCCTTTAGTAGCAGTAGCATTAGGCGCTATTGAACGAGGTAGAACATCATTTGATAAACAACAAAGTTTATCTGCTTTAACTAGATTTTTATCGGATAAAATGCCTGCTAGTGTAAGAGGATTAGTTAAAAAATATTCCACTGGTGCTGACATTCAAAGTAATGGATTTATGGCTCTTCCTTTAGTAATGAGTAAAAAACCAATGTCTAGTTTCTCTACTGGGAACAGTATAGCCAAAATTAACAACACAGGAATAGAATTATTAAAGTCTATTAAAGCTGATCCTAGCAAAGCTGATGGATTCGAAAACGAATTACAGTTTCTAATTTATCTATATAAAAATAAAGAAGCAACTCCTACAGAGTATGCAGGAGAAGTAGGAATATCTCCTATTATGGCTTCTAGAGTAGCAAATACTTTAAATAAACAAGGTGCTATAAACATGGAAGATATTCAAGATAGCGAAGAAGAAAGTGATATGTGGTATATAAGAAATCCATTTAAAGCAGGAACTACACCCGGTATTAATACTCCAATGTATGAATCCTTAAAAAATACAATTAAGGAAGAATTACTTAACGAAGTAACATATCATAAGTTCAAAAACGAAGTTAAATTTCGTACTAAAAACGAACAACTACATAAAGCAATACGCGAAGTAAAACGTAAATTACAAGAAATTGATCGTATTGTTGAATATACATCTCGTATGAAACAAGAATTAAGTGAAGGTGAAGACGGTGTAAGATATTGGAAAGCAACACAAAAGAATGTTGCTGTTATTTCTGAAATGGTAAATCAATTAAATAATAAAATTAAAAATTTACAACAATAATGGCTAAAGCAAAGTCATCTAGCGACGCTAGAAAAGTTACATTCGGTAGACGTAAAACTGGAGCACCTAAAAAATCATACAATAAACATACACCAAGGCCAAAAAAATATCGCGGCCAAGGCAGATAAATAAAACATAGCAATGAAAAGTATTAAACAACAGTACATCGATTTACGTGAAGGTAATATGTCGCAAGCTAATTTCATGCGTAATTTACGTATGACTATGCCTCAATACATTACTAATGTAACTTCATTTAACGACTCAGTTAAAATCCTTAAAAATAAAGGTATATTAACTGAAGCTGATATGAAAAATGATGATAAAATATCTAAATACGAAAAATACGAGTACACGCTAAATGGCAAAACTGTCAATCCAGAAATAGCATTTTACAATAATGTATTAAAAGCTGAAATAGACGGTGAATTATATAAAATAGGCGAGCCAATAAATGGTAAAGTAGAATTAAGTTCAATTAAGGGTAAAACTGGAACTTATACTGAATCTTATTTCGATAGTGATCCAACAGATGGCGATCGTGATTTTGATATGGAACAACGAATGCAAGCTGAAGATCTTTACGATAAAGGAGAACAAGCATACCTTGAAGGTGATTTGTCAAAAGCAGAAAGATATTACCAAGCTGCTTTAAAAGCAGGTAGTTATTTAGGCTGGGGTGAAAATGAATTACCTCCATATGATAATAAATCATTAAACGAAGCTAAAGACGAAAAAGGTAAATGGACTAACACAAGTGGCAAGTCAATGTATGATCAATTCAAAGAAATTGATAATCTAAATGGTCAAGAGGTATTGATTGGTATTGATTATGAAATAGAGAAAAATCCTGAATTGTCTAAAGCTGCAGCCGCTAAAATAGTAGTAAAAAATCTAAAGAAAAATCCAATCTACTATACAGCATCTTTGATGTCTGGTATTGAAGGATACAAACCAGAATATATTGGTGGAAAATCAGCAAATCCAGAAGCTCGTCAAATGCAATACCTTGATAAAAATATGGGTAATGTAGTTGATAAGAAAATGGGAATGCAACCAGTAAAAGATGTTGAAAAAGCTAAGAAAGATTCCGATAAAGGCGGTGAATCAAATAAAATAGTTAAGGGTGTTGAATTGATGTCTCTTATAGCTAAAACAGTACGCGGTATGAAGAAAATGGATGCTACTGGTGAAAAAATGAAGAAAGTATCTGTTAAAGAAAATCAAAATATAGTACCAAAAACTATTATTGATAGAAATGCTACTTTAATTAAAAATACTACTAAAATTGGTAAGG